GCCTCGTAGGCGAGGATCGCGAGGTCGGTCATGCCGAACTTGGCTTGTAGGTCTTGGACGGTTTTGCCTGTCTGCTTTTCCCATGCCATCCACACTGGGAGGGCTGTGGTGACAGTAAAGGGGCCGTCGCCGAGGTCGAGTGTGATATCGAGCTGCATGTCGGGGCCTTGCAGCTCAGGCTGTTGCTCGGACGTAGGTGCCGCCGGTGAACGTCAGGTCGATCGTCTGCAGTTCGCCGAGCGAGCCGTTGATTGGCGTGATGCTCTCAAGGTACATGCCGGTGAACGTGTACTCGGGGTTCGCGACGCCTGGGCTGGTGCTCGAGGTGCCGTAGATGACGACGTCGACGTTGGTGCCGACGAGGCCTTCGAGGTTCTCCTCGACCTCGCTGGTGCCGTAGGCGAGCATGAGGGTGCAGGTGACCTCGTGGTTGCCGAGGCCGCTCGTGTAGCTGCGTGCCGAGTCAGCGAACGAGGTCTTTTCGAGCGACTCAAACGTGAGCGTGACGGTCGCCGAGGTGCACTGGTCGCTGTAGTCGACGGAGTCGATCAGCAGCGCCGGCTGGCTGAGGACGGTGGTGGTGGCCATTGGTTCAGTTTCTCCTGGTTGAGAGTCGCACGACGATGTCGTACGAGGGGATGACTTGGTCGCCGATCGCAGTGCTCGACGGGTTGAAGTCTGTCACTGCGACGGTTTTCAGTTGGTGGATGCTGTCGAACACTGTTAGGAGGTAGTCGGCGGCGTCTTGGTTGCCTGGGGGTGCTGCCAGCACGCGTAGCCGTATGGTGACGTCGACAATGTTCTCATTGAACGCGCGGCCCGACGGTAGCTCGACAAATACCGACATCGGCCTGGCGTTGCGCGGATCCGTGACGACCACGAGGCCCGCGGCGGCCAATGCGCTGGTGACGCTGCTGTAGGCCGCAGCGAGGATGCCGGTGGCTGCCACTTATCCAACCTGTGCCCTACCGACGCCGAGCAGCTGCAAAATGCGGCCCATTGAGCCGAACGCAGTGCCGCCTGCCATGTTCTCGAACGAGGCGAACGAGTCAACGCTGCCACGTTCACGGTATAAGCCGCCGGCATAGAGGACGGCTGCGAGTTTGATGTCACCTGACGGTACTTCGTCAAGATCATCGAAATATCCGGCTTCGCGGCGTCGCCTCGAGCAGAACGCATTGGAGGCTGAGACACAGGTTGCGATGAACGCTGTGTCGTTCGCTGTGGCTGCTGAGATGCCGAGCCATTCGGTGACGTCGTCCGAGTCAATCCATGTGCATACAGGGGAATAGTTCAGGTTGCCTGCGTCGGTGGTGCGTGCGATGTCGTCGCCAGCATCAGCGAAAATCACCTGATTTGGTCGGAAAACGTCGTAATCGAAGATCAGGTCGCCGTCAGCGTCAACCTCGACCAGTTCATACGGTTCGAGGCTGGCAACGGTGTGGTTGCCGTTCAAGCCTGTTTGTGCAAGACCTGACACGGTGACAGATGAGCCGACGATCAAGCCGTCGAAGTTCTCCAGAGTCTGCACGACGCCATAGCCGTCGACTCGCCACGCGTGGGTGATGTCGTAGGTTGCCATGACGTCGTGCAGTGCTCCAGGTGCTCAGGGGAGGGATCAGGTGATTGAGACGAACTTCGTCGGGTCGATCATCAGCGTGGCGAAGTAGCCGCGCCATGCGATCGTGCGGCTGAGGGTGCTGGGCACCTCAACGCTGATTGCGCCCTTCTGCTGTTCGAAGATCTCGAAACCGGTTGGGTCGCCGACGATCACGGTGTCGGCTGCGAAGTTGCGGTCGACAACGACGGTGAGGCCGAAAGCGTTGCCGGTGCCGGCCACTGGGCTGACAGCGCCGAACGCGTTCATCGGGCCAACCTGTGGGAACAGGGGGCGGCCGGTCGAGTCGACGAGCTGGCCGAGCGCTGCCCACATGTTGGGTGCGAGGAACAGGTGCGTAGCATAGCCACCGTTGCTGTTCGTAAGGATCGTCGAGGCGGCGGCGTAGATGTCGCTCACCCATTCCGACGGTGACGTCGGGTCGGTAAGAACCTGCGTCTGCGTCTGTCCTGCGAGCAGGGCATCAGCGGCCACGTTGTCGGTCGTGTTGGCGTAGATGCGGCCCATGTCGTCGAGCACGAGGTTGAGCACGGCTGGGTCAGTCCAGTCGAGATCTTGCTCGGAAATGGTGCAATATCCCCCATAGGTTGACTTTGTCACCTGGTTCGAAGAGACAACGAACGTGCCTGACTGCAGCGCAGCGTTCTCAGCTGACTGCACAGCCATCGACGTGTGCGTCGTGACCTCGGGACGGATGAACACCTTGCCGCCACCAGGCATTGCCTTGGCGCCGATGGCATCCACCACTGGGCGACGGCCAACGAAGTTGTTGTAGGTCGGCCCAACAATGGGAGTCGGGAGGATGCCAGGGGTGTCGGTCGTGACGACGTCAGGTGCAGCAGCGCGCACCATGTCGTTCATGCGGTGCCACGTGTCGCCGCCCTCGAGGGCAGCTGCGATCCACTCGGAGGCCGAGGGGATACGAGCCTCGCGCTTAGCGGTGGCGTAGATCGGGGCGGTCGGCACCACGGAGGCCTCGACCACTTCGGGCTGGGTTTCGGTCATTTCTGTGTCCTCCTCGGACGGTTGTGGTTCGGTGTCGGGGGCATCCTCCTCGGGTGAAGAGGCGGCGATATCGGTGATCTTGGCATCCTTGAACGCCGGCTCATAGACGACGCTCAGTTCTTTCCAAGCTGCGGCCTTCACCACGGTGGTGCGGCCGTCTTGCTCGACGTCAGTGGGCTCGATGCCGATGCTCACTGAGTCATAGGCGCCCATTTTGAGCAGCTCGACGAGGTCGTCGCCGGCGCGTGTCTTTGCGATCTGCGCGGTGAACAACATGCCGTCGGGCGTTTCTTCTCGGGCGGTGACGATCCCCACCACTTGCGAGGTGTCATGCTCGGCAAGTAGTCGGGGTGCTGGGCCGTCTACAGGTAGCGCACCAGCGGCGATGCGTACTGTTTGGCCTGACATGACGGTGGCGTCGGTGCCGTAGGGCACAGCGATGCCTGAGATGGTGCGAGGTGAGTCGCCGGCCGCTGCGTCAAGCGTGACGGCTTGTGCGGAGAAGCGGATCATGTGGTTGCTCCGTTCGTTTCTTCTACTGGGATCATGTGGTTCTCGCCGGTTTCGGCGACGAACGCATCAACGTCGAGCTCGATGTGTTTGCCTCGAGCGACCACGTTGTCGCCACTCAGGGTTTCCTCGATGCAGTCGACGAACGGTCGAGCGCCGAAAATGTAGAGGTCGCGGCGTGCCTGTTCGCTGTTTTGGTAGGTCATGCCACCGACGGAGAGGCCGACCAGCCACGGTGGTACTTGCATCACTCGGGCGAGCTCGAGGGCGGCGTGCTGGCGTCCTTCCATGAGCTGCAACGTGCTCGGGTTGCTCTTGAACTCGACGAACTCGACGAACTCGTTGAGTGCGCCGATCGCTCGGGTCTGTCGAGCCTCGGCCCATGCTTGTGCGAGCTCAGATAGTTCGTCGCCCGACATCGGTTCGCCACCTGGCTTTGCTTGCAGGTAGCCGGCGGCGATCTCAGCGGAGGCGAAGCGTCGAGCTGCGTCATCGAGGCGTGTGGCGATGTCCATTGCTCGGTTGCCTGTCCACAGCATGCCTTGGATCGGCGAGATGAACTGCACGACGTTCTTCGGATCAAGCTGGACGCCATTGAATTCGATGTTGTCCGAGGGGCCGTACCATTCGGGGCCGGCTTGGTCGAGGGTGCTGACATCATCGGCTGGGAGCCATGTGAATGATGCTGGGAAACCAGTGCTGTATCGACTTAATACCCACCAGAAACTTCTGCCGTGGAGCATGAGGTCGGCGACGGTGCGCGCCATGATGAAATTGCGAGTGACGTTCGGATCAGGTCGAGTCATCCATGACTCACCCGGCACGTAGATCTTCTCGTACTTTTCGGTCGACGGATCCCACTCCAACGTGTAGGTGCGGAGGTTGAGGCCGCCGATCGTCGAGGTGATCAAGCCGACAGCTCGAGCGACAGTGGGGATGGCTAAGGCGCGCTGAGTACCGGCCCCGACGGTGTAGTACGTCAGCGCACCAGGGCGTCCAGCGCCGCCGGCTGCAGCCTTAATGGCCGAACCGAACGCTGCCTGTGGCTTTGCGCGAAAGATGCCCACGTCGCGGATGGTACCACAGTTTTCCACAGCGTGTGGATTATCTGCCAGTACCCTAGCGAACTCGGCCTAGATTGCGCAGCGCGCGAATGTTGTCGTCGCCTAGCGCCCATAGGGTCACAAGATAAGGAATGTTGGCTGGTCGCTGGTCGGGTTTGTCAAACTTCAGTTGCCTTTGATCCGGCAAAACAAATCGTGCAGCACTGTTGTTGAGATTTGCGTATGCCTTTGAACGGCTAGCAACAACCATCAAACAGCCATTGCCGTGATCAATCCATTTCGTGATCCATTCGAGTGCCTTACTGTATGGAGGATTGCACCAGACACGCCCATACCACGGTGAAGCAAGGCCGTCATCTTCTCGGGTGTAGTAACGGTCGCAAGGCACGTTGGTCGAATGCGGCGGTGATGCTACGTCGAGGTCAAAGTGCAAACCGAGAGCGTCAAATATCCATTTCGGCGTGTAGTAATCGTCAGATGTTGTTTCGGTTTGCGGCGTGCCAAACAATCGAGGCTGAACAATCATCTGCCGGTTCCCATCATTGGCTTGCGAACCGAGGTGGTCGGCTTAGCTGAGAAGCCGGCCGCAGCGATCATGCATCGGCACTGCTCAATCGGCCCTGGGCTTTTCACTGAGGTAATCGTGATCGTGTTACCGGCTGCTCGGCCGGCCACTGCACGGTTGACATGTTCAGTAAGTGACATTTGGCCCTCGTGGAGCAGCTGGCCCTCAAGGATCATGCCGCGCACAATCGCTGTGTACATCGTCATCTCTTGTTGGCCCCACATGCGTGCTCGACGTTGCAGGTCAAGTGGGCACAGGCCGTGCAGCGCTGGTGTCAGGCACAGCGTGATCGTCCGGTCGGCCATGAGGCGTTTCACCTCGTCCCACATGGCTTGCATCGACTCGACACGAAACTCGGAACGTACCTGCAGGCGGTCGTCGTCGCGTCGAGCGACTCGAACACCTACGAAGCCGACGCCATCAGCTGCGGAGTCGACAGCGAGCATGCCACCAGCCGGCATCGGTTCGTACGTTATGAGCTCCTCGAATGCGCCGTGCGGTAGCCATGAGCCGGCCGCTGCTGTCCACAGGTTAAGGTCGGTGCGGAGCCATGCGTCACGGTTCGGCGAGTTGTAGCCGTCCTCGAGGTCTTGCATGGTGAGGTTGCCGAGGCCGAGCGCTGGGTTCGCCATATGCCACCAGCGTCGTTCGGCTGGGTCAATGTTCGGCGGTGGTGACCACTCAGCGAAATGAATGCGCCCAGGTTGCCCTGACTCGATCTGCTGTATGCCACGTTCACGCCAACGGATCAGTGCTCTCGAGTCCTCGGTGCCGGCGGTCGAGGTGAACACTGCGAGCGGTGATCGGCGTGCACGTTGCGTTGGGAGTAGGCCGGCGTCGAGCACGAGCTCGGGGATGGCGAACAGTTCGTCGACGATCAACAGGTCGGCGGTGAGGCCGTGGCCCGATCGAGGTGACGCTGATTGGATCCTCCACCAAGTGCCATCGTTTTCGTCTTGGGCCATCATGCGGCCCGAGCTCACGAACGTCTTGAAGTTGTAGCGCTCCTCGAGGATGGGGAACAAGGTGAGGGCGAGCAGTTCGGCCGTGGTGTAGAGCTGCGCTACTGACAGCACCTGCTGTGGGCCACCTCGAACAAGCCGGCCGGCGGTCAACCACCAGCCGACGATGGCTTGCAACATGACGGTTTTGCCTTGCTGTCGCGCAGTTGACGCCAACGAGTACCGATGGCACAGGTCGCCGGCATCATCATGCTCGAGCGCACCATAGAGGTATTCGATCTGCCAAGGGTAGAGGTCGACCTCAAGGTTGTCCGCTGCCCAAGCCACCACCTCAGGGCCGTAGCTCTTGTCCCCATGCCTCGCTGTTGCCAACCTCGGCGCGATCTCCCCAGGCACAAACCACTCAAGGCCGGCCTCGGCCAGATCAGCTCGATCTAGCCC